CTGGCGGAACGCATCGCCAAGGCTGGTGAAGTCTGCAAGCTCGCGGTTGGTGTTCAGCGTCCAGCTGGTGGTCTGAGCTAGGCAGAGATCAACATCAGTGACCACCTCATAGGCGATCCGGTACGAACTGCTAGGAGCCACCAGCGTCAGGGCTGCATCAAGGCTGCCCTCAAGCGCATTGCTCCACAGGTCATACAGTCTGATTCCGCCAACGCCATCCACGTTGACGTAGAGCGTGATCTCGGTGTCGATCACGCCGCTAATGAAATCAAGCGGACCGCCAGAAACACCGCTGTTATCAACACGCGTGAACTTGACCTGATCGCCAGTAATCAGGCTTGTCTTTGCCAAGCCAAGATCAAAACGCTTCTCAGGGATGTCAACATTGGCCGCCTCTAGCAAGCCATATGCAGGTCCTGCATATGCTCGGCCAAGACGTAGGCCACCTGCTTCACCAAGCCAAAGAGCCATCAGACAACAGTCACGGTGGTGAGCGGGCCAGTCACATTGTATTGAATGTTGGCCTGAATAATCTGAGCGGCTTGTGCCGTGATATCAACCGATGAGATCAGGCAAGTGAACTCAAGAATCCTTTCAGCCACTCCACCGTTGTTTAGCTGCAGCTTCAGCACGGTGGCCGGAGCGTTTGGCGTCTGAGTGGTGCGCAGCACATCATCTAGCAATGCCGCGCCTTCAATCTGATTGCTTGCGTTCTCGTAATAAAAGATCGTTGCGCTGCCAGAGTATGACTGGTTGCCGTTGATGTAGGTTTTGGCGTACTGGCCAAGGTTGGTGGTTTCTAGGCTGTCAACATTGCCGCTAAGGTTCCACGACTCAACGCGTGCGACCTTTGCGCCGTTGACGTACAAGGCGCCATCAATGCCGGTGTATTGCTTGTTTGCCATGGCGCGATCAAGCCTTGCTCAGAGTCTAAGGAATTGGAACAGAAGCAACAAGATCAACGCTCACGCTGCCAACGCCTGGCGATGTCCACTGCACCGAAGGCGGCGACGCATAGCGATATGTGTAAGAGGCGGGCTGCAGATAGGTCGAGCTTGAAACGCCAGCCAACACCTCTGGGCTGAGGTTGAAATCTAGGTAGCCGCCTTGCACGGCAAGGTAATGAGCAAAGATCAGGTTGTATTGAGCTTCTGTAAGGTTTTGGAAGCCCAAGCTCAACGACAAGCCGATCTGATTGGCGCCAAGCAGCACACGATTCTCAAGGCCGGAGTAGGTCTGAAAAGTGCTGAATGGCTGCGATCCTTGCGTGAAGGTTCGCGCTGAAGGTGCAAGCGCAGGAAAGTCAACGCCAGCAGCAGGCGGCACTGATGCGCTTGAACTACTGTTTGGCGCACCATCAGCTTCAAGGACGGTGATCAATCCAAAGACACCGCTCCCCACCTCTGCCGTTGGCATACCGCCAGGCAGTGTTGTCTCTGTAGCTGTGATTGTGAAATCAGCTGCCATGGCAATCAGGTAAGGTCAGGCTCAGAGGTGCCAAAATCAAAGATCAGACTTGGCTGATTCATGTCAGCCTGAGAGCGTATCCAATAGCGGCTATTGGCAAGCAGCAAAACTCCGTTAAAGTTAAAAGCCGATCCATATGCCGATCTGTTGCTGCTGGTCAAGGCTGCGGGCACGTGGTAGCGCACGTCTGATTGGTTGATAAAAAATGCCGGGCCATAGTCGAAAGAGTTCCAGTAGTTCATGCCAAAATTTGTAAAAAATATCTCTGGCATTAGACCTTGAAAGTTATTGTTGTACCACGGCTGCGGCAAAAGCTGATATTCACCAGCGCCTGCCCCAGAAGCTATCGGCGCGTTGGTCTGCCAAATTGCCCCATCAGTATTCATGGGCCAAATGCAAGTATTGGGGTTGTCAGCAGTACCGTTCCACGTCCCAGCCTGCACAAAGGCAGCAGTATCGAACCCTGGGTGGTACCACATCACTTTTTTATTTCTTGTAACTAGCGTGGCATTCGCAACCTGATCGCTTGTCCAAAAACGCCAGTTGGCGCCATAGAAAGAGTAACTGGTGTCATTGTATTCGATATTTTTTAAGTTAGTTGTGTCGGTTGCCAAGTCACCTGGCGATGCCGTATAGGTCGCGTCTTCGTAAATGCTGCAACTAGTTGAAGTCGTAGCGCTAGTCCAGTTTGCCCAGAAGTAGCTTCGCCATGTGCCACCCTGCAAGCTATCAGTTGCGCCATACGAGAAAACGCGTTTGAAGCTGCTGCCGTCTGGATGCGCTCCCGTAGTCCAGCCCTTGGATGGCAGGTAGGTATCAAACAGATATTCCATCGCGGTATTGTTCTCGGCGCGGTCGCCGGTCCAAGTTACGGAATTGGCTAGCGTCCAAGTCATTGACAGCGTTGAACCTTTTCCTACAGGTTACAGCGGCAAAATCCTGACCAATCAGGGGCCAGGATCAGAGAAGGAAAGCTGCAAACTGCCTGCCAAGCTTAAGCCGATTAACGCAAAGGCGTCAAAATCAAACCTGTAACGGCTGTCTGTCGAGTTTCTGCCAATGCTTTTGGTTTGATACTGCTGAAATGGGTCTCCGTCAGTTGAGATCCAAACATCAACAACGGAGCTTGTTCTTCCTAGCAAATAGTCGTCAATGTTTTCTAGGTTTGAATCAATAAAGTTGAAGAGCAAGGAGTCACGCCACACGGACACAGGGCCGCCAACTGGTATTCTAGTCTCTTCATAATTCCAGCCGTTAGCCACGGTTTCGTTGCCATAATTATCCCATTGATAAACGGATGCAGGCGCTGGCCTTGGTTGCTCGCCAAGCGAAACCAAAAGCTCACCCTGTCTAGGATCGGAAACGTTTGCATTTCTCAGGATGTAATATCCCCCGACTGAGTTTCTCTGAATTATCACTGTCTTGGGCTCATAGCTTCTGCCATCGACAGAGAACCACCATTGCACCGTAGTGTTGGTTACTGGCAAAAGTTCTGTGTCAACGTCAAGACCATCAGCGTCTTCAAAATTGATCTGAACACGGCTTTCAAATAGCGGCGTTCCAGTAAAGACATAATCCCATTCTCCTACGTTTGCAGGGTCCCCATATGGGTTAAACCTGAAAACTTTTGCCGGTGGCGGGGTAAGGCCGCCAGGTATTGCCGCCTCAAGGGCTGATTCAATATCAGCAGGGACAATCGTGCTCTGATTCATCGGCACCAATGGGTTATCAGCGGTGCCGCCTAGACAAAAGTCGTAATATTTCGTGCCACCAATCGTGTTACTACCTCTTGCCACCCTGAAATCACCAAGCGCAGCATTGGTGCCAGCTGGCGGAGAATAAGGAGTACTAGCGCTAATGGTCACATTGCCAACAAGCGCACCATTGATCCATAGGCTGATTTCCGGCCTCTGCTGGTTTCCGTCAACCCAATGAATCTGAATATAGTAATGATTCCAAGTGTTCTGCACTGATGTGTCAGTACCTATCACTTGGGGGCCGCTTGAGCCGAAAAACAAAACATTTGCAGTGCTTGCCGTTCTGATGTCAAATCCGGCTCCATTCAACACGTCCCGGATGCCAAAAAACGTGTGATATTGAAAGCTCCCAGAGTTGTAGGATCGCCACGACCACATGTAATACATTGCCTCTGGGTCAGGGAAAGCATCTGTAAACTTGATGTCTGGATAGGCAAAAGCTGTTTTGGCCGACTTATTGCCTTCAAATGCTTGATCAGTTGAGCGGACATCAGAACCAAAAACACCAAATTGCGCCTCAGTATCCTCAAAGCTGAAGCCGGAGCTGATCAATACTTTCTCAAGACTTGGAAGGTCTACCTGGATCAACTGCGCAACATCAAGTGCAACCAAACTGCTGCCGCTTGCATCCGTTGGGAAATGCGTGGCCTCGATTCTGTAAACGCCTTGCTGGTCTTCAGTAATTGAATCTATCTGATACAGATCCGAAGTTGTCTGAACAACGCCTTGTGATTCATAAGACCAGTCAACCTCAACAATGTCGGTAGGCACGAGACCTGAAGACTGAGCAGTTGTCTGGAAGCTAACTCTATGACGTGTGTACTTTCTACTAGAAATGATGTAGCGGCCGATTGCCTCTGCATGGCGAGCATCGGTGCAAAACTCCTCCATGTCATATTGTTCATATGGTCCGTCTACTGCCTCGCCAGCAAAACGAACTTCTGTTATGTTCTGGACAGGGAAGGAAGCGCTGCTCTGTGATCGCCAAGACATCAAGGCGCAAAAAGGCTTGAACTCATCAGCAGAAATGTATTCCTTGTTGTATGAACCGGAAACGATGTTTGCATTGTTGAAGGTCGCCGCAGGCGTGATCGCGCCGGTCTCTATCTTGTCGTCAGCATCGAGAGGCAGCAGGGGCTTCAGCATGTATTTGCCGCCAGCCTGCACAAACCTCAACAAGTAATAAGGCGCAAGCCTTGTGAGGTAGTCGCGCAGGTTTACGCTGTTTGCCACAACACCGTTGAATGGCAAGCTAACTGCAGCCAAGAACCTTGCAGCAGCCTGAAACGATGTCAAATCAATTAACTGGCTTGTCACGCTGCCAGTCTTGATCAAAAAATAATATGCAAGATCTGCAAAATTGTCTGAGCTACCGCTGCCACCAAGAACCTTGTCGACGATCAAGCCGTTCCTGATAAAACAGCGGACTTGCTGAGGCGGATAGGACTGCTCAACACCTGTTGCGTATGCGCCAGTTACTGCAAGTGTTGTAAGTCCAGAGAAACTGCCGCCAGAGCCTGGGAACAGAGCAAGCGTGCTGTTTACGTCAGGCGTGCCAGGCGCCAAGATAGTTGGCGGAGTATAAAGCCAAGAAGTATATGAAAACCTGTAATAGACGGTAGCGGCAACTGGTGTTGTGACGACAAAACGAAAGCCTCCCATCCCAGGGGTCATCTGTGCGCCAACAACCGTGGCCACATAAAGGTTACTGGTCAGCGTGGTTACTGTCTCAATTAGCGTTGCGCCAATATAAAACTCAACACTTGTTGTAACGGGGTTGCCGCTAGAGTCCTCAACCCCAATCTCTGCGTAATTGACAACGCCGATATTTGTGCCAAAAAGAATGTCAACAGTTTGGCCGGCAGACGCAGACTGCCGTTGCATAAAAGTTCCGCCCCACGACGGTATGCCGACATTGCCAAACTGAATGCTTGTTGATGACGGGACTACTGTATTGATCGAAGAAAGAGTATATCCACCGGGAAAACTTGTCGAACCGCCGCTTGGCGTATAGCTCAGGGTGTAATCAAAACCAGTTACCTCAAGACCGTTGTACGTGGTAACGACTGCAGGTGAGATCAGATCATTGCAAGAGAATGCACCTTTGTAGACATCCTCAATTGCGATGCTCGGAACTTCGCCATCGCTAATAATCAAACCGAACGAAAATGAGTCTTCGCCTGCTTCGTCGTACTGGATGCCATAACGCGCCGCAGGAGGTGTGAGCCAAACTCCGCCACTCAACGTTTCAGGTTTGTAGATCCCAAAAACGACAGGCACAGATCCGCCGATCTGCACAACCCGCTGTTGCCGTGTCGTCTCATTATCTGAAGACTGCAGCGATACCAGCTCATCCTTCCGCAGGTTGGCGGTAATCGGAGACGATGCGCTCTGCGGTGTAATGTATCCGGTCATAGCTGCGGCGGATCCCCGACAAGGGCAGTGGTGAATTTACGAGGCGGTGCTTGCGCCTTCACTGGATCTAGGCTAGTGCCAACTTCAACTGTGATGCTCTGATCAGTTTTGCTGGCGCTTAGAAGTTCACCAAGGAAACGCGCAAAGGTTGTCAGAGTTGCAGGCGGAACGCCTGTAGCAGTCGGCGTGAACTCTTTCAGCTCACAATCGTAGATGTAGCCATTGGCGGCGCTCACCTCAATGATCTGCTCAGTGGCTGCCTGAAGGCCAAACTCAAGCGAAAACGACTGTTGGCCGCCTGATGAATTCGAAGTGATGGCACCGGCAGTAAAAGGCTTGAACACGTGACCAGCGACAGTCATGCCAGGCCAATAGCTCTGATACTTGGCAACAACGGTGTTGAAGTCGCTTTGCCTGATCGTCAAGAATGCAGCAATGCCTTTGGTCATCGTGCGACTCCCATACGACGACGCAGCGCAGGCGTGCTAGTAATCGTCTGAATGGTCTGGTTAACTGCGCTGCTCATCGCGCGTGTCATGTCGGCCTTGGTGACGTAATCGGTGCCATTCATCTGCATCACAGGGCCTGTAGTGAGGTTAATCTGTGGGGTGGCCATGTTTAGGACTGCATCACCACGACGGCCTGCGCTGTAGTTTCGCATGGCTGCATCCATCTTGCTAGATGGGATGACGTATTCACTTTCACCGCCTTCACCAATCAAGGCGCGGGTTGGGCGTGTGACGTAACCACCTTCAGCGAAAGGCACATTGAAACCGCCAAGCCGCGCATTGCTGGTGCGCAAGATTGACTTCAGGGCAGTGCTGCTGATGCCCAGCTCTTCAAGCTGACTTTGAGCGGCAAGGATGTTTCGCTTGTAGATCTCTTGATTGATTTGCTTTGCAATGTTTAAATACTTTTCTTGCAGCTTGTTGTATTCGCCAAAGCCGGTGATGCCTTTTCTTACAAGCTCGTTTTGCTCGGCTGCATATGCTGCGCTGAACAATAGGTTGTTTGCCGCTTCGCCAAACTGAGTTTTAAGCAGATTGGCAAGGTTGCCCGCCCTATTGGTTGACTCTGCCAACCTGTCCATCTGATCAGCAGTGGCAGAGGTATTCTTCTCTGCGCTTGCCATGTTTGCGGCAAACTCTGCAGCCTCAACCTTTGCCCTAAACGTTGCATCGGCAATTACGTTTTGCACGCCAGCCGCTTGCCTGGTCGCATCAAGCTGCTTTTGAGCTAACTCCAAACCTCTGCCCGCTTGTCTTAGAGCCTCTGCAAATGCTTGGTTGTATTGGCCCTTAGCAGCGGCAAGCTGTGCCTCAATCTGAACCTCTTGCCGCTTTCTGGCCGCAGAATCCACTGCCAGCCTGGCTTTTTGTACTTCAGCTTCAATTGCCGCCTTGTTCGCATCACGCTCAAGGGCAGCCTGTTGAACTGTTAGGTTGTATATCTGC